CATATCAGAGACTGAATGCTTATAATAAGCTTTCTGACGGGGAATTTTTCCCGGCTTCGGCGTCTCTTTCTCTATTTGCAGGCTCCGAGCAAAATATTTAAATAAAGCGTACTCATAAAGTAAATTCCGATAAGCTGGCGTCAAGACGCGGCTGATGCAGGAATGGCAACGGAAAAAGAATCAATTTTGCTATCAGAATGGTGTAAATATCGGGTGCTACTGATGCGGATTGATACAGCAGAACCCGAATGGCCTGCTACTCTTTTCTAAAATCTTTTAGCACTGGCTCGCCATTATCATTTACGGCGAGCACTTTTCCTTCTGGTATTTCATATGTGGTAAAAAACCAATTGTCTTCCGGTAATTCAATCGCCCCTTTAATACAGTGAAAGCCCGGAATAACTTCTGTCATTGTTAATGGATTAAACAGGCGCATATATTACTCTCCATGAAAATGAGTTAGACGATGGACTACCATTTGCATACTGGCAACGCGCAGTAAATCCATTGGCAGTTACTTCACTATCAATAATTAATGAAAGATGCACTGCATTTCCGCTTGTATCGTCTTTTATACGCTCAGCAATGCTGATATACCGTGAAAGAGAAGGAAGTGCGATCGGATAAATAATCTGTGCTTTTCCATTATCATGGATACCACTTATACCATATAACTCAATCGCACCATCCGACCAGATAGTCCATGCACCGTTAGCATTGCGGCCACGACTTATAATAAACTTAGCTTCACCCAAACCCAGGTTTTTGAGTGCGTTCGCGACAGCGGCGCTGCCCGCGTCGGCGATTTCCTTCAGGTTTTGGTTAATTTGCAGATACTGCTTATGCGGGTTCGCCTCCGCGACATGTTTTTTCAGCTGGTCGTCGGCGTACGCTTTCACCTCGATCGCTTTGTCATCCACATATTTACGCGTCGCCAGCACCACCGACGGGTCAATCTTCAGCGTCACGGCGGCGGTGGATGACACAATCAGCACCATACGCACGGTCTGGGTGCGGCCGCTGCCTTCCTGCATTTGCGGCTTATAAGTCTCCGGGCAATTCGCCACGGCAATCAATACGCCCTCGTCGTCATAAAGACCCAGCTCGCGGATCCAGTAACCGCCTTCACTCTCCGGGATCACCTGCTCGGCAATAATCTGGCTGCTGTTATCCGGGTCGATGGACAAACTATTCAGTGGCGCAATACGTTTCTGGTTGATAAGTCTGGTCTGCGTCGCATCCGGTGCGGACAGCACACCGTTCGCATCGCCGACCGCCATCTGCGTCAGGCGCAGCGTCGTGCCGAGCGCGGTGGCGTTCGCCAGCTTCGCCGCCCCCTGATTAGTCAGAATGGCATAATATTTTGCAGTCATGGATTAACTCTCAAATCATCAATTAAATGAATGGCTGAAGCCGGGTAACTCTCGCCGCCAACAACAATTTTCTCAGGCGTATAGGGGTAAATCGTCATCTCCTCACCGAGATAACAGCCCGCGCCCATGTAAAACTCACCGCGGGTACTCAGGCTGATATTCAGCCCGGTCATATGTCGGCTCGCCGGTTTGGCATCATTAATCAGCCGCTCCAGCTCCTGATACATCTCCTCGGTGATGCCGTGCTCCTGCAAGCCGACCACCAGGCGAAACGTCCCCGGCTCGCCGTTCTCCTGCCACCACTCGCGCAGCTCAATTAAAAAACCGAGCGGTTCAATCACCCGGTGCAGCGCGCTGATGGTGCCTTTATGTTGATGAACGTAAAAAGAGGCGGCGATCACGTTACGTTTGGTGGCTTCCGGCCAGTCAAAATCCCAGCGGTCGACGGAGAGCGCCCACGCCAGGTACGGCAACAGCTCCGCCGGGCATTTCATCGGGTCCCACAGCGTGCGCAGCGGCACCGGCACGCGTTCGATTTGTGCCGCCGCCGTTGTTGCCGCCACCTCAAGCACCGAAGAGCCAGGCGGTAACAGGCGGTCATCACTCATCGGTGCCTCCCACGCGCAGCGTCCAGTCGGTGCAGTACGACGCCTGATGTTTTTCCAGCACGATATCGCTCTTCGGCGCGTTCAGCTCCACGCGCTGCACGCCTTCAACATGCAGCGCGGCATAAATCGCCGACTGGCGAATATCGCGCCCCAGGCGCCGCTGGGCGTTGATATAGTTTTTTAGCTGCTGCCCGGCAGCCTGGCGGATCGGCTCCGACTCCGGGCCGGGGTAAAAATAGAGCGTCGCATCAATCTGATACGGCACAATCTCCGCGCTCTGCACCGTCACGCGGTCGCCCACCGGGCGCACATCTTCGGCGTTCAGCGCTTTTTCAACCGCTTTTAGCAGTGAATCGCTGGCGCTGCCGTCGCCCTCGCGGGAAAGCACAGAGATGGTGATATACGCCGGCTGCGGGCTGACGACGGAAATGTCGGCGACCCGTCCGTCGGCGCTGCGCCCGTGGTACTCATAGGCGCCGACCGGCCCGGCGACGCTCAGGCCTTCGAACGCCTGCTGGCCGCGCAGACGCAGGTCTGTATCGGACTCCATCACCGCCGGAGTCGGCGGAATGGTGCTCTCATCGGCAGGCGCGATCACCAGGCGCGTGGTGTTATTATTCGCCGCCAGCACATCCAGATCCGGGCCGCTGGCGTAGGCCAGCATCACCGCTCGCGCGGCTTCGTTGACGCGCTGGCGCCAGATAATCTCGCGATAAGCGTTCTCTTCAAGAAACTTGGTCAATGGCTCCGATTCCAGCGCCAGCGTGCGGGCAATCGCCGCCTGCTCATCGGCGGGAAAAAGGGAAATCAGCGTCGCTTTGCGCTCATCGAGGATGGACTCGTAATTAAGTTCCTCGACCACGTCCGGGGCGGGAAGCTGGCTCAGGTCGATAATCGGCATGGTTTTAACTCACAGGAAGGGTTAACGATAGGGATTCACCGGTGCTGGCAAGCTCGCCGGTCAGGTTGACAATCATCTTGCCGTCGTACTGCCGCTCGGTGGTGACCGAGCTCAGGATGACGCGCGGCTCCCATTGCAGGATTGCCATATAACAGGCGGCCCATATTTGCATCTCCAGCGCCGGGCTTTGCGGCTGGTCAAGCAACTCAAAGAGCTGCGAGCCGTAATCGCGGCGCATCACCCGCGAGCCAACCGGCGTGCGCAGAATATCGCTGATACTCTGGCGAATATGCGCGGTGTCGGTCAGCCGTTGGCCGGTGCCGCGGTCTAAGCCGCTGTAACGAATAGTCATAGAGGCGCTCCTGTTGTTCCGCCGCTGTCGCCGGGGTGTTGATGGGTGTGCAGCACTTTGCCGTTCGACGACAACGCGCCGCCGCTGTGCGCGATATTGCCGCGCATCGTGCCGCCGTTTTGCACTTCCAGCGTGCCGGTCACGAGCTTATTGGTGCAGACCACTTCCGGCGTATCGAGCGTTATGCGCGTGGCGGCTTTAATCAGCACTTCCGGCACGGTCGCCGTGAGGGATTGCGACGCGGTGATATCGGCGGTTTTAATACCGCTGACTTTCAGCGCGCTGCCGGCAGGTTCATATTCGATAACCGCGCCGTCGGGGAACGCGACGTGCCAGGCATCCGCGGAGGCCGACGGCGGTGGGTTATCATCGGAAAAAATCCCCGGCAGCACGAAAGCGGTATCAAGCTCGCCGCCGACCGAAAGGATCAGCACTTGCTCACCCACCGATGGCGCCCACCAGGTACGTGAATGTCCGGCGCGGTGGGTTAACCACTGCAACCACTGTGTAAGGTTGCCCCCGGTCTGCACACGACAACGCCCGGTATTAAGGTCGGTTTCGACAATAATTCCGGTGCGGATCATGTTGCGAAGCTGGCGGGTCAAATCCTGAAGCGAGAGATATGTATTCATGCCAGTAGAGTGCAAATGTTTGGCAATTGCCTCAACTGATGGCGCTTTGATAGATGTTGGTACAACTAATGACAACATAAACCGGAAGTTAACGGCGCGTGGCGGGTAGCGCGAAAAAGGCGCGAAGAAGGAGCGGTGAAGGGAACATCGCCCGCGCAGATGGCGGGCGATGGGGGTTACTCCTGCCAGCGGCTTACCAGCTCGCCATTGATATAAAACTCCTTCGGGCGTGCGACAAACGCAGGCTCCGGCGGCTCCGGCAGGGTTTCGGCATGCAGCGCGCCGTCCACTTCTTTTACCTGCGTACGCTCGGTCAGTTGCAGCACCATCGCCAGATCCTGGGTCGCGTCGGCATTGCGGGTCAGCGTCCAGCTAAAGCGCTCTTTTTGCGAGGCATCCGGGGTGAACATATCGGGCTGATTGACGCGCAGCCACGCCATCACCGGCACGAACAGGCTGTCGATATCGCCGGAAAACCCGCGCACGGCCACGTTCAGGCTGAAGACTTTTTCGAACGAGAGCGAGGCGGCAAGGGTGGCGATATTTTTGCCCTTATCCACCCATACGCTCAGCATCGACGGATTATCGTGAAGCTCGGGAACTGCGTTAATCAGGGCGCTTTGCAGCGTAGTCGGTTTTAGCATTTATCTCATCCTGGCAAATTTTGATGGTTTCGACCTGCAACGCGCATGCTTCCAGCGCGCGCTCAAGTCTGCGGATATCAGCGCTCAGATCGCCCTGGGTTCGCGGATCGCTTCCCGGCATCGGACAGAGGCTGACCTGTGGGCAGCTGTTGTAAACAATGACCGGCGGAGCGGCAGGCGGGGCGCTGGTGCACCCGGCGCACAGCATCAGGTAGCTGAGCGCTGTACCAGTGACGAAACGCGTCGTTTTCATTTATTAACCTTGTAATAGCCTCTTCGCGCAGCGTCGCCTGCTCGCCAGCGGCGGTCAGCTGCTGGCGCAGCGCAACCTGCGCATGCTGGTTTTTCTCAGCCAGTTGCCGGGCGGCGGTAAGTTCCTTTTTCAGCCCGGCAATGGCGCTATTTTGTTCATGCGTCAGCTGCCTGGATTGCGCCAGCGACGCGTTGAGCGAGTGGTTCTGCGCAATGAGCCACAGGGCGGCGAGCGCGGCCAGCAGCAGGGCAATCAGCCAGACTTTCATACCGCTCCCTTCAGGCACCAGTCGCGTTCGCGCTGGCGGCGGTTCTCCAGGCCCTGGCTGCGTACGCCGTTGATATAGACCCAGCGCGGCAGCTGCTTGCAGGCCTCCTGCCACTGCTGTTTTTTTAAAAACCAGACGAGGGTTGAGCGGCATGCGGCAGCGGTACCGACGTTAAAGGCGAAGCTGACGACGGCGTCATACACCGGTTGCGGCATGTCGACGGGGGCGCAGACGGCGAGCTGGCGCTCCACGTTCAGCACATCGGCGACGAGGTTGACGGCGACCTCTTTTTCGCTGATATCCTGTTTCGGCGTGACGCCGGAGGTGTGGCCAATGCCGGAGGTCCAGACGCCGGCGCTGCACAGGTAGGGCCGCAGGCGGCAGCCTTCCAGGTCGGCGATCAGTTCCAGCCCGCGTTGCGAGGTGTGTAGCAGGTTAAAGTCGGGTACCAGCGCGGCGAGCGCCAGTACCGCCGCCACGCTACAGCGTTTAGCGATTAATCCCATTCATTACCTCCTGGCTTAGCGCGCAGGATTTGAGGTACAGGTAGCTTTTGCGTCGGTAATACCAGTTGACGGCAACAGTGACGGCCACGCCGAGAGCGCCGAACCAGGCGGCGAAATCTTGTGGCGTCATCGCACCGAAAAAGGTCAGCGCGACGCTTATCCAGTAGGCCAGTGATGAGGTGACTTTTTCGATCGTCACGCCCATAGGTTCACCGTCTCTTTGACTGCTGCGGGCTGAACTTCCGGCAGGTTTACGCTTATGCCGTGCGGCAGCACCGGCCCGTATTCCGCAAGTCCAGGGTTAGCGGCGAGCACCGTTTCCACTACGCCCTGCGTGCGTCCGTAATAACGCAGGCAGAGGATGTCGAGGGTGTCGCCTTGTTGTGTTATTGCATTCATTGTTCGGCTCTCTTGCCATCGGGGGGAGTGTATGCAGCAAGTTTCCGGGGCGGGGCAGGCGGATGCTATCTCAGCAGGCTGGTTAATCCGTGACACAACAGGGCAGGGCGGCGGGTGTGCGGCGCAGATTGCGCTCAGCCGGGGGACTAATGATAACCAGGTGCGCAAGATGTGCGGGTGCAGGCGAGCGTCAGCGCTGTCGTCAGGCAGGTGTGCGGCAGACGGATGCTCGCCACGGAAGGCGATATTTCCCGCCGCAGCGGGTATCTGCGCAGAGGTGTGCTGACGGAAGGCGAGATGTTACGCCGCAGGGGGTATTTGCGCAGAGGTGTGCTGACCGAAGGCGAGATTTTACGCCGCAGGGGGTATCTGCGCAGAGGTGTGCTGACAGAAGATGATTTTCCCGCAGCAAAAGGACTTGCTCACAGCGGGCAGCTTTCCTCACAGCAACAGCAGGCAGACTTCCCCACGACAGGAAGACTTCCTCGCAGCAGGCAGATTTCCCGATGGCAGGAAGACTTTCCTGCAGCAGAAAGGTTTGCTCACGGCAGGCAGCTTTCCTCACAGCAACAGCAGGCAGACTTCCCCATATCAGGAAGACTTCCTCTCGGCAGGCAGCTTTCCCAACGGCAGGAAGACTTTCCCGCAGCAGAAGGGTTTGCTCACAGCGGGCAGTTTTCCTCACAGCAACAGCGGGCAGACTTCCCCACGACAGGAAGACTTCCTCGCAGCAGGCAGATTTCCCAACGGCAGGAAGACTTTCCCGCAGCAGAAGGGTTTGCTCACAGCGGGCAGCTTTCCTCACAGCAATACCAGGCAGACATCCTCACAGCGGGCAGATTTCCCCATATCGGGAAGACTTCCTCTCGGCAGGAAGACTTTTCCGCAGCAGAAGGGTTTGCTCACGGCAGGCAGCTTTCCTCACAGCAACAGCGGGCAGACTTCCCCGCAGTAAGCAGTCTTACCCATAGCAGGCAGGGTAAGCCGTGGTTTAACAAAACTGCGCGACAGGCGCGGTTCACAAAAAGCGCACCCGTACGGATGCGCTTGTGTTACGGCAAACACATTACCTGGCGTGATACGCCGCTAACGGCTATTCCGCTTCATAGAAGAGATCGGTCTCCGGTGGAGGAGTCATCAGACTATTTAACAAAATGACCAGTATATCCAGCGCAATCCTGTCATCCTTGCGGCTTTTGCTGGCTATAAGCGCGACCTCGACGATAAATTGCGCGCAGGCGAGTGTGTGTTCCAGTTTCTTCATTTTCTTCAGTTGTTCAGAGACCATGGATCGCTCCTTGATTACTATGCTGTATATCCATACAGTATCACAGCCCTTTTCCCAATGAAAAGCGAAATTGACGCTTTCCTTCTTTTAAATTCATGTTTTACAAAATCATTATTGTGAGCATTTCGCTGTACCCGCAATGACTTTTCTGTTAAAGACCCAATTTTGTTCGAACTCTGGGAAGCATTTCGCAAAAGTGAGCCGTCATTTCCCCCGGCGGAAATAAACGGCTGCGTTGTCGGAAATCTGCCCGCAAGGGTATTTTCCGCACAAAATGATGCTTGCGCTTTCCGGCCCGCAAAAAATGCGCTTTCAGCGCGAGCTTCGCCATGATGCTTACGCTTTACGGCCCGCAAAAATGCGCTTCCAACGCGAGTTTCGCCTTACCGATAAATGCCACGCTCCGCAATATCCGGTCACTTTTCCCCGCTGAAATAACATGGCTGCGCTGAGCGAAACCCCCGACCGGTTATTCCCCATCGCCAGCGCTCAGGCCTCGCTTTGTTGCTACGCAATATGCCTGAGCTGACCGGGATTCATTTGGCGGATGAATACCCCAATCAGAAGTAACCGCTCACTTTTCCCCACTTGCATACGTCCGCCGGTGCTGCCTGAAACATCCGGCAGTTTATTTCCCGTTGACGCATGCCCGGGTTTCGCATTGCCGGTCAAAATATGCCTGCATTGACTGATATCCCTGCGGCGGGCTAACTCCCGGCCAGCCGCAGGTAGCCTCTGTCTACTGGCAGAAATAACCCCGCAGCCGAAAATTCGCTGTTTTCTTCCGGCTCACATCCAATATGCCGGTATTGACCTCTCTCCCTCCGGCCCGCAATTTCGCCCGGCGTACAGTTATTGACAGAACTCCAAGAGGGCGCGGGCGCGCCCTGAAGATCAACCCCCGCGCGCTTCGGCACGATTTTCCATTTTTTCCAGCGGGTCAGCACCGGCGAACCGCTACCCACGGCGGTGTCATACACGCCACGAATACATACGATCGCCTCACCATACT